GCGATTAGCTTGCCAGAAAAATTTGTTGATCCGATTTTGATTGCCACGAACTCGTTGCCTAATATTCTCAGCGACAGCTCAAAAGAATTGTTACTTAAATCTAAATTTATTAATTTCTTTTCTGTCATATCAATCCTTTCTTTTTAGCTATAATAAACAATACTGCTACTGCTCCTGATAAGACGGCAGTAATTAATATAGCTAATACAACTTTTAATATTGTGTCTTGTATGTGTTGTTTCCTTTTTTGTGCTTTTATCCTAGCTTCTTTCCTAGCTTTTCTAGCATCTGCACAGTACTGAATATAATCTGTGTATAAATTAGCTCTGCCATATAACTGCATAAATTCACGAATTTGATCTTTCTTAACTCGTATCTGTTCTAGTGCCATGAACTCTTCAAGATCATTGTCTGTTTTGCCAAGAAAGTTTGTCCAAATACTATTCTTTCTTTTGTTTAAATCTTGTTGTAGCTGATCTTCTGCACCTACAAATTTAGCGATTGCTGAACCAGCACTTGAAATATCACGACCATTTTCTATTGTTTGTTTGATAACAGCAAAGGCACTATTCGCAACCATTAGCATTTCAAGCATGGGCTACCTCACAAGCAAACCTATAAGCAAAACTATAGCAGTACCACTTGTGCCAATCATTAACGCCTCTATACGTTTTATACGAGTGATTGTCTCACGCCAGCGTTCTGAGCAAATCGCCTCATGAGTGTCTATCTGTGCTTTGACTTCAGAAGCTTTGACCATTACCCTTTGATCTCCTGAGCCATTATAACTATGTAAGATGTTATAGTAGTTGGTATATTAAAGTAAAAACTAGCAGTAAAGTTATATTGAATTTTATAAGTAAGAACATTGGTTGAAGACGGACTATCTAAATGTGTAAAAGACATATTAGTAGGCTTCCAAGTGTTAGAAGTTCCTTGTGTTGCTCTTGTAGTTACATCTGTAGTGTCTCGTACTAACTTTATATATCCATTAGCACCATAAGAACTGCCATGTAAATTAGTTGTTATTAATATTTTATTAGAAGTGGAAGATGGTTGTATATTTATTGAAAGACCTATATCTGTCCAAGTGTTAGTAACAACAGATGATGGTAATTGCCCTGATACTGGTGTTCCTTGTACTGTTTGCAACACACTTCCAACTGGAAGACGTTCAATGACACTTGCTGAATTTAGTTTGGTAAGTGGCATATTATCCTCCTATTTCCATCATAGTTACAGTTGAAATACCCTGACTATGATTTATATAACCAGTGCCTCCATTTACTTTAAAATAAACTGTATATGTTACAGCACTTGTTGTGTTAGGTTCATCTAACCATTCAATAGTAACTGGTTGCCAAACAGCAGAAGTACTATAACATCTGACTAAACCAAAGCTTGAACTATGACCTATATATGTAGAGCCTCTGTATATTGTGCCATAAGTAGAATATCCTGCATGGTTGTATAAACTAGTTCTTGCTCTGACTAAAATTTTGCTAGTTGACTTTGATGGAGTTATTGAACCAGTTACTGGAGAAGTTTGCCAATCAGTTGATGCTGTGTTTGTGTCTGTGCCATCTATATGGTTTTGCTTAACTTGTAACACAGCATCTTTAATATAAGGACTGCCAGTACCATTGGCATCTTGGAGGGTGTCTACTTTAAGAATTGATGTCATGTTATCCTCCTATCCTATTTTGCATATACACATTGAACTTACAGTATCAGAACCACCACCTGTAGTTGCTGAAGCTCCGTAAAAGTTAGTTGTTGATTGTGCTATAAATCTTAAGGTATCGTTAGCTGAAAATTGATGTAACAGAGTACCACCTATTACGTTCCAATTAGATAATTCGTCAGTATATCCAAGTCTCCACTTTAGAGTAGAGTTATGTTGCCAACGGATTCCACCACTTGCAGTATTTGCAATCAACGAAATACTAAATAGGTAAATTCCAGATACAGCAATAGTCCAAATACCTGATGATTCTGTTATCCCATTATTATCACTTGCTGACCAATTTACTAGTGTTCCATCTACTCCTGGAGCTTCTGATTGGTCGTGATATCCTGACCAGAACTGTAAATCAGTCTGACTAATATTTTTTGCAAATGTAGCATTGCCTGACCCATCAACAGTCATAGCATTCGTTCCGTTTGTGTGTGCTATGTTTTGCACACCTAGTTTACTACTCATGCTATCCTCCTATCTCCATTACAGTAATTGTGCTTATACTTCTTTGTCCAAAATCTGCGTTTGCATCTTGTCCACTTCTATTAATATAGAGGTCAGGATTAGCGTCCATTCTGGCTTGAACTTTATATGTAATAGATGAGGTAGTTTGTGGGTCATCTAAAAATGTCATACTTGCATTTCTTAATTTATAAACTTCATTAGTGAATCCTGATGCTGATAATGCAAATGACACATTTTGTTGGTTACCAGTTGCAGTAGAGCCTATGGCTATTTCAGTAGAATCTCTTACTATAAAAGCACTTCCATACGTATTAACATTAGTTCCACCATGATTTACATGAACTTGTACTAATATTTTTGAAGATGCACTTTTAGGAGTAATAGACACAGATAATCCCAATATATCAGTTTTTACATCTTGAGTTGAGATATGTGTTATTTGACTAGAAGCTGTACTTTTTACTTGTATAACCATACCTTTGGCATTGATAACACCACCAGTTGTTTTGGGTTGAATCTCGTCAACAAATAATTTAGACAATGGTCAATACTCCATTTACTGTTAATGTTTTGTTTGTGGGAATTGTGTAATCCCCTGCAACCATGGCTCTTTCTCCACTAGCAATCGTTACATTGTCAGTAGCTGAACTTCCATTAATCCTGATGCCATCTCTGTAGACAGTTGAACTAAACTTATCCCCAGTTACTGAACCATCTGTAGGTACTACTGAATTGCCTACCTCGCCTAAAGCCAAGATGTAATCAATCGTGTCTGCTGTAGTTAGGTTCTCAGTAAAGATAATGTTTGACCCTGATACACTATAGGCGTTGTTAGGTGCTTGAGTTACACCATTGACTGACACGATTAGTTGTTCTGCCGTTGCAGGGTTGAATGATGCAGTACTCTTAGTTAATGCAAAGGTGTCTGTCGTAGTGGAGATAGTAATACCATCTAGCTGAATGAACTTACCAGTAAGTGGCTGATTACCTATGAATGGCATGGCTTACTCCGTTGGTTTCGTTGGAAATGTAATGTTACTCAAGGCATCATCACTAGGTGTTTGACTTGTTATGTCTCTCAAAGCTTGTCTGTATGTTTTCCATTTAGCAGACATTGTTACATCAGAGTTACCCATGTAATCTGTTTCAACTAGCAGAGCATCTCTTTGACTTCGTAGGTATGCCATACGTCTGTTAGGTGCATCATTATCCCATGCAGTATTTCTTGCATCATATTCTGCTTGTTCTGCATCAGTCATTTCTTGTAGCTGACCATCAACCATTGTGTTTACGTTTGCCATACTACGTCCTTACTCCATATAATTTAACTGTACCACTAGCTATGTTACCAGAGTTAAAATGCAACCTAAAACCATTAATAATACTTGTTCTATTAGCTCCTGCTAACATACCATGACTTTTTGTTGATTGGTGGTCACCACTAGTATTATATAGATTATTACTGCCAAAATAATTAAAAGTAAAAGTTGAACTGTTTACATTTCTTAAATTCAAACTACCAGTTATATGTTCACCAGTAGCATTTCCAATAGGAGCTACTGTTAGTCTACTAACTGTTGAACCATTTGAAGACCCATAACTACTGCCACTATTACTACTATTTTCATAACCATATATACTTCCAGTTTGTAGTGTACCACCTATAAAAACTTTAGTATCTAAATGTACAGCATTAGTAGCTGGAGCAAGATTATAGTCTAAAATATATTCATCATAAGTTCCATTTATGTATGTAGATGAAATGTCATATTGTGCTACAGCACTTGATATGGTGTCACTAAGAAGTAAATCTCTATAACCACCTGCACCACTTACAGTTCCACTAAATGCATAAGTGTCTGCTAAGTTCATTGACTCAGCTTGTATTTTACTTAATGCCATTCTATGCTCCTATACTGACGGACAAAGTTTAATGAATTGTAATTTTGTTGTGTTCCAATCTGATCCACCTCTTACAGATAAATTACCACCACTTGAAATACGAAAAAGTATTCTAGTAGTAGAGGCGTTTGTAACATTAAAAATATGAGTTAAAACAATATGACCATGAGAGCCTGATGCCCTACTATTTTGATACCCACCATGTGTCGCTGTAAAATTACTTCCACTATCTGTAGAGTGCATTATTAAAACACCACTAGAATTTCTAGCTGTATCAGGTTCATAAAAAGCAAAACTTAATGTTACATTCCAAATGCCAGTTGAGGGAAATGTCCAATGACCACTTGATGCACTCATGCCACCATTTTTATTTGCAGTACCATTAGAAGTTAATCTTGTCCAAACTAAATCTAAATCGTGGTTATTACCCTCTGTAATGTCTCCAGTATGGTAGTAAAATGTTTCTATTACACTATTAATTTCTGATGCACTACTTGACCCAGTACCACCATTAGCTACTGGCAATACACCAGTAACCTTTGATGTAAGGTCTACTGCACTACTAGCTATCTTGGCTGTGCTTACTGAGCCATCAGGGGGAACAGTTGTTTGTACTGCTCTTGCTAAATAGATTACATAAATATCATCTGAACTTACAACACTACCAGTAAGACTAACTGCTGTACCATTCGTGCTATATGCAGATACTGGCTCTTGTCTTACGTTATTTATATACAATGCTATGTCATTGGCATTAGCGACTGCATGAGTTAATGTAAGGCTTGTGCCACTAGCACCAGTTAAGTCTTGCTTTATAAGACTTGTAAATGCTGTATCTGCTTGGTTTCCTATATATGCCATTATGTACTAATCGAATCCACTCTTGAAACCCATACATCTAAACTAGATGCTGTGCTTGATTGAAAAAACATTCTGTCTCCATTTTGCACCACCATCTTTGCACCACCATCTAATAACTGTAGTGACGATCCACTTGGAATTGGTGCATCTTTAATTATGTAATGTACGTTAGATGAGGTTATAGTATTTCCCATTCCAGTATGTGCAGTACAATAATAATATAATGTTGTTGGAGTTGTTGACGTAGTTGTTAAAGTAAGAGTTGCACCTGCTTGACCTTGTGTTCCACTAGTAACAACATTAGTTGTATAACCTGAGCTGTTAGCACCATTAGCTTCTGTTGCTAAAGCAAAAACATGTGACCCACTACTTATCGTATTACTTGATAAATCAAATGTATAAGTAAAACCTTTGTATATTGTTATAGCTGGTTTAGTTTGACCATCTATTAAAAAATTACTACCTGATACAGTTACTGCAAATGTAAAATCAGAGCCATAACTAAGAACACTTGATGTCATAAAACATGATGCCGTTATAGCATTGGCACTTGTGTTTGCCATGTTAATACCAATGATCGTGTCATCAGAATTAAAATCTGCACCACTAGGAATATCATCAGGTATTGTACCTATCCCAGTTAGTATATCTCGTTCAAAATCTTGAGCCATATTTTACTCCCTTATAGAGCCACAGCCATTGCTGTAGCAAATCCCTTAGTTGAAAATGTTGATGTGTCTACTGCTTCAATAGCTACCCAAGCAGAGCCATTATAATACTTTAAACTTTGACTAGTTGAATTGTAATACAAGTCTCCAGCACTTACTGTACCACCACTAGGATCAGAAGAATGAGTTCCTTGATATACATTAGAAAAATCTGTGGCATTAGTTTCTGCTTGTTGTGCATAATACTTTGCAGAAAATAATGTGCCATCTACTGTACCAGCAGTATAAGTTGCCCAATCTTTAGCAGAGTGTTTGCCAGTATTAGAACCTCTATCTATTGCTCCAACTGCATAACCTTTTGCAGAATATTCATCTCCAGTATTTACATGAACTGTTGCACTAGGATTAGTTCCACCACCTAACGCCCATTCTTTAGCAGAACCACTTACGTCAGTTACACCAGTACCACCTACGGCTTGTGCTTTTGCAGAAAAATCAGAAGTACTTGGCACAACACCATCTACTTTAGTAGCGTAGTTTTGTGCTTTAGTAGCATTGTCAGAAGCATTATTAATTGCAGTTAAATTATTTGCAACTGTAGTTACATTACCATGTATATTTGCCACAGCAGATATATCGTTTGCTTTTGTATTTAAATTACTTAATGCATTAGTAGCAGTTGTGCCATCTTGTAAATGTGCCAATGTTGTAATGTCAGCAGTAATACCACCTAATGAAGATATGTTTGAAGATATGGTAGTTAATGAAGTTGCATCAGTTACAGAAAATGTGGCTTCTGGATTTCCAGTAGAAGAATTAAATCCTAAAAGTTTTCCTAATCTATCGGCTTTAGCTGGTAGTGTCATATCTACAGATGTTGGATCTTGAACAGGAGCTTGTAAGGATCT